CTTGGCATCAAGAAAAGATTGCCAAAAGAGAAGCAAAACGATCCCAATACTCCTAACAACTTGAGTCGCAAGCGCTGGAAATGTAAAGGCGCTAAGTCGATGAAAAGCAAGGGTGCTAAGTATGAGTGAAGGTCTATATTCCAACATTCACAAGAAGCGGAAAAGGATAAAGCGGCAAAGAGCGCAGGGCAGAACACCTGAGCGCATGAGATCGCCGGGAAGCGCTGGAGCGCCTACTGCTGGCGCATTCCGACAGAGTGCGCGTACTGCTAAGAAGAAAGGACCAACATACGAATAGGAGGCAAAAATGCCAAACAAAAAAGGCAAAAAGAAAAAACCATACTAAGCGCGGAGAGTGACGAATGGCTAAAGGTGTATCGCATTATACAAGGAGCGGCAAACTACACTCTGGTGAAATGCACAAGATGGAAGATGGGACGTTGCACACTGGCAAATCGCATACAAAATCTAGCGTTCAACTATTTCACTTAGGCGAATTGTCCAAGTCTGTGCAAAAACGTATAAAGCAAAAAGGAATGAATTTCGAATAATGGCTACTGTGGCGCAGGTTGCAAAGGCATCCTTACAAAGAATTCTAGTACAGGCCAGTGAAGCACCACTGCAGCCTGATGAGTACAATGATTTTATCTTTGCGATGAATAACTATATGAGCGAGCTAGACGCTCAAGGCATACAGTTAGGATTCACAGAGGTCTCAGACTTAGGTGATGACGTAACGATTCCCACGGGCGCTCTAAGAGGCTTGATTGCTAATATGGCAATAGAGGTTGCGCCTGATTACAACGGTGTGATTTCTCAAGGTCTAGTGAAGGCTGCGCGGGATGGTTTTAACACAATGCGCCTGCTAGGTCAGACATTGGGCAAGAGTAAGAATCCTGCAACACTGCCTATTGGTTCAGGCAACGAAGATACGTTGTTTGGCTTTCCCGGACATTTTTACCCAGAGTCTGAAGAAGAAATATTGGCCGAATCTACTGGCGCGATAGGATTGGAGCTTAATACAAATGGTTGATAGATCGCAGGGCAGGAAGAAGTCAGATTTTGTTGCGAAGACTTCAGTAGACGCTGGCGCGTTTATGGACTACTTCGTAAACGGCACAAACTACAAGATCAGTTACGCTAACTTCGTTGGCGGTCTCGGTGTTACAGGATCTATCACACAAACTGGTGCGGCTACTGGTATTGCAGTATTAGACATAGATGGCTCAGTAAACAAGATCAGAAACATCGAGAGCGGCGCTGGGATATTGGCTAGCGTGTCGTCCCAAAACGGTGTAGAGCTAAAGCATAACTTTTCCGCTGATTCTACTGGTAGACCTCTGCTCCTAAACACCACTGACGCTACTCCTGATATAGCCAGCATTGTTGGTGGTGATGGGATAACCGCTACTTCAACAAACAACTACGTCACGCTCTCAGCAGACGCTCTGCCGTATGCTCAGGTGCATATTCAGGGTAACTCTACCGCAACGACCATTGGAACGGCAGGAACGCCAGTTAAAGCCGCAGGCACGTTTACGGTGGGTATACAGTCAGGTTTTACCGGAGATACTACTGGCAAGATTGTCTACAACGGAACTCAGACTAGAGTAGTTGCTGTCCAAGTTACCGCAACTATCAAGCCTGCGTCTGCAAACAATCAAGACTTGTTTATACAGATTGCCAAGAATGGCACGGTAGAGGCTGGTTCTAAGATAGTTAGAGAAGTAGACACGGCGCAAACGGCAAACTGCTCTACGTTTTTCAATGTGTCCTTAGCTCAAAATGATTACGTTGAATTGTATGTTGGCAACGCGACCAGCACAGATAATGTGGTAGTTACTGATGCAATTCTTGGATTAGTTAATTAATGCCAAAAGTCATCCTGCCAATAGCTAACGGGTACTATGAGAGCGATTCTCTGCCGATCTCAGCGCAGGAATGCACTAACCTATACCCAAACATAGCTCAGGCTCCTGCGTTGAATCAGGAGACTCTGTTTGGTACTCCCGGACTTACTCAGGTTGCTAGTGCAAGTGAACTAGATAACTGCCGTGGCGCACATGAGATGAATGGTGTGCCTTACTTTTTGATCGGCGGTCACCTGTACAGTATGGCAGAGGACTACACGCTTACGACAAGAAGCAATGTGGTGATAGGCGGCAGTGGCAGGGTGTCAATGGCTGACAACGGAACGCAGTTATTACTGTTGGTTCCGGGCGGTGCTGGATACATCTACAATCACGTTGCTAATACTTTTGCTCAGATTACTGATTCTGATTTTACGGCTAACGGTAATCCGCAGCAGGTTGTGTTTATTGACGGTTTTTTCTGTCTAACAACAGACACCAAGAAGTTTATTGTCAGCGCACTAAATGATGGCTTGGCGTACAACGCGCTAGACTTCGGAACTGCAGAGTCGGACCCGGATGAGATCGTTGCTCCGATAGTCTTCAAGAACCAGCTATTTATCGGCGGTTCGCAGACGATAGAAGCATTTCAGAACATTGGCGGCGCTGACTTTCCGTTTCAGCGTACAGGGTTATTTCTAAGTAAAGGTATATCTAGCCCGTTTAGCATTCAGTCTATTCAAGATACGTTTGTGTTTGTTGGCGCGGGTGCTAATGAATCGCCTGCGATCTGGGCGCTAAACGGCAACAGCGTAGCCAAGATATCTACCACTGCGATAGACAAAGAGCTAAGTGCTCTTACTGAGGCCCAGATACTTGATATCTATAGCTGGGCATACGCAGAGAAGGGCGCGTACTTTGTTGCCTTTGCGCTACCGGGTACTACGTTGGTGTATGACACAATCAGCAAGCGCTGGCATGAAAGGAAGTCATTTGTTGATGGTGCTTTAGGTGCGTACCGGGTAAACGCTTTGGTCCGGGCATACAACCAATTGTGGGCTGGCGATCTGGTAGATGGAAGGATTGGTCTGCTGGACCAGAACGTGTACACAGAATACGACACTGAGATTCGCAGAACTATTGTAACCCAGCCGTTTCAAAACAATATGGAGTCGTTTGTCCTGCCAGAGCTAGAGCTTACAGTTGAAAGCGGTGTAGGCAATTCGTCTGCCGTGGACCCGAAAGTGGGATTAGAGCGGTCTGTAGATGGTAAAATATGGTCAGATGCCAGATACCGCAGCATTGGTAAGGTTGGCGAGTATAACCGTAGGGTGATATGGAATCGCAACGGCAGAGCTTCGCGGTTTGAGCTGTTTAGATTTACGATGAGCGAGCCTGTAAAGCCAGTATTTATACAGATGACTGCTGACATTGTGGCAACGCAATGAGCTATAAGCTAAACGCGGCTCAGCCGATAGTTGATGTTAATGGCACTATGGAACAGCCATTCAGACAGTTTACGCAGGAAGCGGCTTTATCTATACCGATAACGGGTGCAGGAAGCCCGGAGGGTGTAGTTGAAGCGGTACAGTTTAGTTTATATCTCGACACCACTGGGAGCGCGGGATCAATCCAATACAGAAAAATGCAGCCAGAGATCGGCGGTGACCGAAGCAAGGGCTGGATAGCGGTTTAGGAGAACAAAATGGACCCTATTACGATTGGGCTAGCTTTAGCGGGTGCAGGAGCTGGTTTGTTTGGCGCCAGAGAGCAAAGCAAAGCCGCTGAAGGCCAAACAGAAACTTCAGAACGTATGCGCCGCGAGGCTATGCAGGCTATTCAAAACTTTGGTCAGCAAGCATTAGAGCCATTAGCTCCAGCATATCAAAGGTCTCAGGACATCCGGCAAGAGAGCGCAAACAGGGCGCTGGCGCTGGCTGGTTCTATGTTCAGACCACAGCTAGAACAATTCCGGGAAGGCAACTATATGGCTCAGCAGAGAATTGCGGAGGCCCAGCCATTTATGCAGTCTGCAATCCTCGGAACTGGTTCTTTAGGATATATGCCGCAGGCTCAGAATGTCGGCGGTCAGTTAGATTATTCAGTGCTAGCGCCTTTGGGAGTGGTCAACACAGCAGATCAAGCTCCTCCAGTGCAGATGCAGTTTACTCCTGTGCCGGGCGGTCAGGGACAAGCCACACAACAAGCTACGCAACAAGCAGCCGCGCCAGTTGATCAAATGCAACAGGCTATGATGCGTTTCCATACAGATGGCAATATTGACGAGGCAATGGGATGAGCATTCGAGGCAAGCGTGAAGACACAGAAGGCGTAAGAGAAGCCGAGTTTATTGTTCTCGATTTCATAAAATCTACGCCAAATGCCACGGTCCCAGAGATCGCTAGGCTCATTGATGATGTCGGCGCCGACGTTGATTACATTGCTAACGTGCTGGGTGTTGATCAGGCAGTAGCGCGTCAGGCTTACAACGAGGTTATAAACGGTGCACCTCCGATTGAGCAGGTAATAGAAAAGCAGGCTGCTTCTGATCCCATTGTTCCTCCAGAAAAGCCGCTAAAAGATGTTATTGATACATCTGGAGCTGCGGGCGCGGTTGCAAGCGGAAATCCTCTAGCTAGTGTGACCCAGACTCAAGCAACTCAAGACGCACAAGCAGCAAGAATAGCGGCTATAGAAGCAGAGAACGCCCGTCTTGCACAAGTACAGGCAGACAGGGCGGCGGCAGCGGAACGTGGAGCAGCAGCAAGGGCTGAAGCGGCTACTGCGCTAAGAAACCAGACAGCGGATCAGGGAGCGTCTCAAGTGCTTTCTGGGCTAACTTCTGACGGCACATCTGAGCGT